CTATTGGCTTTAACTCTGTTGTGGCTATTGATGGTGAACCGGATGCTGTCTTGCTTCTTGTTGGTGAAAAAGATGGTGTCTATGAATTCCGCAAGGTGGATTACAAGGTGATGGCGAAGACCCTAGGTGAGGACTTCAAGGGATACGGGAAGTTCTCTAAGGATTGGAATGATAACAGACTTAAGGAAGCAGGAAGGCACATTGAAGCTCATTTAGATAAACTCTTCAGCGGCAAGCTGAGTGAAAAAGAGTTTGATTCTATGCTCCGCAAGATTATGGCGGTTGTTGCTCCGGGTGTTCGCTTAGAGTCGATTGCTTTTGAGAAGCTTGAAAACGGTGAGTTTTTTGTAGCCCGCAGAACAACTCCTAAAGATGGAGATGGTAATGCAACGGGATTAGCCCAGACTAAAATTGTGTTAGATCGGCAAGCTTTCATGGCGAATCTTGCGAAGGTCTTCCGTGGCTATCGCACAGGTCAGGATGCGTTCTACAACAAGCTTGTAGGTAATGAGGTTGCTCGCCAGTTAGCTGCTCACGTTGACGAAGAGCTCACCCACGTCGTTGGGATGAAGGAATTCAAAGACATCGAGGTGATTGGTTTGTTTGATGAGTTGGTTGCGTTGTCTAGAAAGGGTAAGCAGAAATTCATTTCCAGCGTGTTTAATCAGATTGCTGCAAGGCGCGTTAAGGGAAAAACCTTGGACTCTTTCACTGAGGACGAGAAATACATGGTGGGAGCAGAGACGCTACGTGCGCTCAATCAAATCCTCACCACTGGTTCATGGACGGAAGAGCAAACCAACGACGCTAAGAGGCTTCTCTTTGCGTTGAATGAGGATGCTGCTGAGGCCAAGGGGCCGCTCAAGACAGTGATCGAGCTTCTACGCCGCTACATGCTGAAGATTCGTAGGATGCTGCATATGCGCCTTCTCATGGGTCAACTGCCTCCAAACCTTCAGGCGATGCTGAAGCGTCAGGAAACTGCTTACGTCAGGGCTAATTTGTTCGGTGACGTAGACATGATCAAAGACAAGAACGCTCAGGAAAAGATGGAGATGGCTAGGGAGTCTCTTCTTTCCAGCCGTAAGATGATCGGCAAGGTTGCAATGAAAAATACTGGAGCTTTAGTTGAGCTAAAGAGAATTGTTAAAACACTAAATCTAAATATCGAAGACATAATTGAAATTGATTACCGCAATGGAACAATCCGTTTGATAGATGATAGTAAGAAAGCATTCAACGGAATGAGCTTTCAAGATTTAATCAAAAGGTATGAGCCAGATGTTAACCTTGAAGATATTAATAAAGCTCTTTCGGAACTGGAAATGGAAGGTTCTGTTTTTGCTATTATGCAGGATTTGGGTTTGGCATATCGCGCTCTTGAGGCCGCTCGCAATCTTACGCCTGATCTTCTCCCCATTCTTGATGATTCGTATGGGTTGTCCGTGAGTGAAGGTGATGAAGAAGGAGCTACGCGCAGCGATAAGGAAGATGCTGCTGAGACTGAAAAGTATCGGGTGATGCAGATGTTGGTGGCCGCTGCCCCAGCGTTTGATAACGGCAGTGCATTCATTAAAAGAAAGATGGCTGAGGTTGATTCTCTTGCGAAGAACGATTCGTTAGTTCTTTCGCAAATGAACCTTGATGTGATTGCGGTTGTTGCTGAACTTGATTTAGGCGTTGCTAATGATGCAATCAAATTATCTAGAATTGCTGAGATGGTGAAGTATTCGCCGGGGCAAGAGGTGATGGATTTAAATATGGCAGCTCCTGACTTCCGGAAAAACTTGCTTAAGCGCCTCCATGAAAGGGCTACTATTAATTCGACTGATTCACTCAATTACGATGGTGAGTCACTGATTGGTGTTCATAGGATTCTCTTTGGCAAGAGGCCTGACTACAAACCATTTGTTTCTACACGTATGAAAAGGCGTGAGATGTTGGAGGATTTAGAAGCCTTCCGTCTTGCACAAATGACCGAAGCTCAAGCTGATCGTCTTCAAGCAGAACAGCTAACGCCAGAGCAAGTTAAGTCGCTCAAGCTTCTTCGTGACGCTCAAGTGGAGTCAGCTATTGCGGCTGGTCAATATGAGCAGTATGGAAGCAGCGCATTCGTAGAAAGAGCAAGGCTGAGGGCTCGTCGTATGCGTTCTGAGGCAGGAGTGAACATGGAAGTGGCGAATCGCCTTTACCAAGATTACCTCACCTACACAAAAGCATTGGATGACTACAACAAGCTGGCTACTACAGCCATCCGTGAGATGATCGGTGAAGAGTCACTGGACACAAAAGGTTTTGGTATGAGTCATCAGGACTACAACTATAACATGGATGAGTTGGTAAGCCAAAAACCAGAAAATGTAATTCAAGTTCAAAAGGATATGTTGGCACGGCGCAGAGGAAAGATGTTTTCCGAAGCTGAGTATGAAACAGTAACTCCAGTCCGCGCAGGATTACCAAAGGAACAATCTCATAGCATAGCTCATGGTTATCCTTATAAAGATGTAGCTTGGAACGTCGCCAATAAAGACAAATCAATGACTTTAATAACGGTCACTCAAAGTGATCCTATTACTCCTTGGTTTCCAAAGAAAGAAGGTGATCAACCTCCCAGCGATTCATTCAAAGTCACTGCGCTTCCAACTTCTAGCAATCCTTTATTTAAAAGAGGAATTCTATCTAGTGCTGCTTTTCGTGGAAACATCAATGCAATGCAGTTTTTGCAAATGCTTGATCGTGGTATCACGGGAGACACGGCTGAGCGCTACATGGCTACTTTGGGATACGTTTCTGAGGTTGTTGAAAACGAGGATTTTGATGACATCCAATACGAAAGTATTGATAGGATACTGCCTCGCTACGCAGTCTCTAGGCTTTATGCTTTTCAAAAGGAAGAACTTTATCTTGGTAGCAGTAACGGAAAAAACCGTGCCTTAGGAATTAAAGATTTGAACAAGACATTTGGATCTAATTTAGATAAAAATCATCCTGATTACAAAAACTCAATACAAAGTTTAATTGACTCAATTCGTGACTACGCTACAAAACTTAGTCGCTCCACTAATCCTGATCTTACGATTAATGATATTGATGGACTTCAGACTCTTGCGGGAAGAAGTGCTCCGGTTATTAACGATAGAGCTAGTGAGGTTCTAAAATATCTAGCTGAGTTTGAAGCTGAGGTAAATTCTATTTCATATGCAATTAGAACTGCTGGTGAAAAAGCAACCCGTAATGAGATGGTTGGATTTTCTTCTAGGCTTTTTGCTCTTTTTAACACTAAGACAAATAGCGCTTTTGAAAATCTTGATGTTGCTATTCGTTTAGCAAACGTAAGCTCTGAAATTGCAAGGCAGGAAGCCAACTCGTTTAAGCGCATTATTCCTAATGTAATCCGAGAAAAAACTAGAACGGCTCGTGACGCTGGTTATGCTTCTAGCGAACTCTTCAGAGAGACTCGTGACAGCATGATTGATCCGGTCACGTTGACAAACATGAAGTGGTGGATTAACCGTTTTGGTAAAGATTCTCTTGCTTCGGTTGGGGGAACGTGGGCTATTGATTTAATGGAGCGGGCTGGTCGGATTGGTTTTGGCACAGCTGGAGAAATGCTGGTTACTGATGCTGCATGGGTTTGGACTCAGGCTCCAGTGTTTGAGTTTGATTCAAACGGTGATGTTGTGATGGAGCCTTTGCTTGATGAAGACGGCAAGCCTGTCATGGAGTTTTACATTGAAGATGGTCTCCAGAAAATTCAGCCAGCCATGAAGTTCAAGGCTAAGCTTGATGAGTTTGGAGAGCCTCTTACGGAGCTTCGCCAAGTTCACATAGATATGAGCGATGATGACGCAATTGCTTACTTGATTTCCGAAAAAGACAATGCTGGTCGTGCTCCTATAAGTAGCAATATGAATGAAATTGGCTCTTCCGTTAAAGATGCGAAGATCGGACGTTCTAGTAGCGAATCAAAGCAGTCTCCTTACGAAAAAAGTTTGCGTCAGATGGATGTGGAGAGGCAGCTTCAAAAGAAGTTTATTACTGAGGCTGGTCTATTGATCGGCTTGCGTATTGGTGTGGATAAGAGCGCTGACGATGCTCAAGATTTTTTGAATAGGCTTTTAGCTTTGGATAGTGATTCATCTAGTTATAATGATGTCCTTCGGGATGGACTGTCTGGTTTGTTTGGTATTGATCCATCTAATGTTGGCGAACTGATTGGAAAATTCAAAGATTTCCAACAAGGGATTTTTGAAATTAAAAGCGCACCTATTACTTCAAGGACTGAAGAGTTTGTAACTCAGAAAAAATTAGACTTATTTTCTCCATCAGGAACAATTGCAGAAAATAGAATTGATCCCTTCTCTTTTTTAATGGAGATGATTGAGTTCAAGTCTCGGTTTGAGCGTGATCTTATTGATGCTGCACGGGTTGGTTCTGTTGACTTAGAGACAGGTGAACTTATAAGTGGTGGAAGGGGAGACTTCCGGCTTACTGAAGCGCTTAGAACGCTTTCTAACCACGCTACAGCAGGAGGACAGAATCCTCAACTTCGTGATGATTTGGCCGCAATGAATGAATCAATGATTAGGAAGGGTCGTAAGACTCTTTTCTCTGAGGTGGGTTTAGCCCAGACTAATCAGGAAGAAGCCGCTGTGATCGCTAAAATGCTTCATGATGAAAGCTTAGGAAAGGGTGAGGTTTACCTGTATGACGCGAACACGTTTGCTAAGATGGGTGACCAAGGAATTATTTCAACTAACGAAACAATCAACCTTATTCTCCAAAACATCCCAGACGCAATCCTCTACAAACCAACCAAGCAAACAAAAGCCAAAAACGAAGCCTACTTTGGGACGCGGTTTTTTGTTCCTATGGATGGTTCTCCTCCGGTGATCTACGTGGGAGACACGAGCAATCAGGAGGACAACAGGGTTCTCATCGAGCAAGCGCTTGGTTATCTCACCCGCCAGAAGACCGCAGAGGCCGATTTGATCGCTCAGAGGCTTATTCAGACGGCTTCCAGCATCCGGCTGGCACTAAGTCCCATAACGCACCTAGAGGAGCTAATACGCGGCCTAGGAAACAAAGCTGATTCCATCGACAATTTTATCCGTCAATACACAGATGAGCTCGCCCTAGCTAATCCAGCCTCAATGGATGGTTTAGACGAGGCTAAAAAGGCTGAGTTAAGTGGAATGATCAGAGCCTACTTCATGAAGATGCAGGACATCGGATTGATCAACACCGCCCAAAAAGCGGAACTAAACAAGATCACCGCGCTTCTGAACGAGACATCCCCTGAAGACAGCCGGAATTCTTATTCCACAGAGCGCTCACTTCTCAGTGATTCTGACCAACGTGCAGTTGAAAGAGAAAGGGACTATATAAGGCTTATGGCGGCAGACCCAATCAATGATTCAATTTCTTTGATTGCTGAAGTTTGGAGCAATCCAGAAGCTAAACGACTGTTGGATCGTGTGATGATTGGGGATAACATCGTCAACACGCTCGACTCTCTTTCCGATCAAACCCTTGCCCGTGGCATTCAAGCCGTGAAGCAAATGGGTGAATCCAATCCAGAGGATCAGACAATCGCTGATCATTTTGATTCCGTTAATTCCCAAGAAGTGGCTCAGGACAACCTCAATGAAGAGGGTTCTGAGGACATCGACAACAGGGACGTTGACACATGGGCTGATGAGTATGACAAAGCCCTAGAGCAAGCTAGGAAAGAGGCTGGTGAGCAATCCGATCTTGAGAAACCACAGGAGCTTTCTACTGAAGACAAGGAAAAGTTTCTTGCTCTTGTTCCATCGGCAAACAACATCCGTCGATTCTTCCGTGCTCGCTTGTTCGACAAGGCCGAGTTTGGCCCAATGGACGACAAGTTAGCTGCTATTGTTGAGGATTACTCCCAGAATGGGGGGTTGAGCCCAGCAGATGCGTTGCTCTTCAATACCTTGATGGATGTGGTGAGCGTTCAAAAGACGCTACAAGCTCCCGTTATTGTGGATAACAACAGCGATGTCACTCCGGGTCGTGAAATTCTTGGTGATCTTGGCACTCGTGATGGCGCAAATCCTATAGTTGGAAACAACGAGGGATCAAAATGGAGGGGTCGCCGTGGTGAGCGAGCTCCGTTTGTTGGGGCATGGCACACGTTAATGACTGGAAGACAGAACGGAAGAACCGCTCCTACTCTTGTTTTTGAACGGAAACGCTATCAAAAGTTTGCTGGTGGATTTCTTGATCGTGTTCCTTTTATTAATGAGATAATTCAGACTCAAGCTGAAAAATCAATTAATGAAGCTGTCGATAATTACAATGAAGCTAAGCATAAGAATTTGCCTAATTTTATTTCTTATCCACGTGCATACGTTGACATCCCGCTAACTCAGGAGGTTTACGAGCAGATTGGTTCTTACCTGCCTACTGGCAAGCTTGCTGCGGCTGAGGCCGAAGTAAGGGAGAATATCCAGAAGATGTTTAAGTTGCGCGAGAACGCAGAGAGACAGCGGGATAAGGCCAAGGCTGTAATCGAGGAGTTTGAGAATCGGGCTCTGGAGAATCCATTGTTTGAGCGTATTCAGCAATGGCAATTCCAAGGAAACGTCCGTAGCATGATTGAGGCTCAAATCTTGGATGAGGCCTACAATACAGCTTTGGAGGTTAAGTCTGCTGCTGGTGGGGATACAAGGCTTGAGAAACTGCTGAACACCTACGCTACAAAATCACGTTTTCAGAGTGATCGTTACAAAGAAGTTTTCAACGACATTCAACAGGATGCTATTCGCCTTCGTCAGTTGATTGCTAATGCTGATGCGCTGATTGAGGCAGAGCAAGAGGCTACTGGTGAGATTGTGAAAGATCGTGGGGTCGTTTACTACGCTGATCCAAAAATTTTTCTTCAGCAGAAATTATTGAATAGCAATATCCAGAAGCTCAATCAGATCGTTAACAAGGACATGGAATCCGTATGGCGGCTTGTTATCGAGGATGACAATAACGCTAAGTCGGTATTCTCTGAGAACTCCAAGAAGTTCATCAAGATTAATGAAGTGGAAGACCTTTTCAAATTTAGGTTTGGAATGCTTGAAGATGATTTAACGAGGATGTTTTCTCGTGATGGTTTGCGTAATGTGTTTCTTCGTCCGTTGGTTGAACAAGCGGTTGGCGGGTTTGGTCGGGAAACTTCTTCTCTTGCTTCCCGCGAGATGCAGATGCCGACGAAGACCACGGCTAAGAAAAAATCGAAAGAGATTGAAGCAGTAAGGCTGCAAGCGAAGCGTCAACGCAGAAAGATGATTTCTCGCCTTGTCAATATGATTAAGCAGGGCAGCACACGTAATGAGATTAAAATGTATCTGACTCGTCAGCTTGAAGGTCGTTTTAACGCGCTAGAAAGTAATGCGAATAGTCCATTCAATGATTCTTTTCGCGCTATGCTGGATGAGATTTCAATGCCTAGTGATGCGCTTGTTGAAATCCTTCGCTATGACGAAGGAGTTAAGAGTACGGAAGAAGCAGCAAGGCTTACAAAAGCAGAGAACGTCTTATTAAAAAGTGAGCGCTTACTGGCTCAGATGAACGACCCAAACGTCACAGTTAAATCTGGTGGATATTTTTCTCGTCTGGCTTTTAATAATACAAGCGATGCTCTCGCTGGTATCCACACTCACATCGGTAGCGATCAATCTTTAAATCCGCTTGGTGGTCGCCACAAAGTCCCTATCACCATGACGTTTGTCCCTGAGGACGCGTTAAGTCCAATGGTCACTGAGATGACCCGCAAGGATGAGCTTGCGGCCTACCGCTCTAAGTGGAACAAGGAGTTTAAGGATGCAGCTAATCCGTATGAGTTTTACATTAGGCAACAAGCTATCTCTCGCGCATTGAGCGACTACGCTGAAAAAGCTGACGTTCTGCACCGTGCAATTAAGCAACAAGAAACCTATATCAACAACTACAACCCAGCAGCCATCATCCAACAAGTTACGGATACGATGGCTATTCAGGACAGGCTCTCACAAGAGCGGATTAACCGTATCAAAGCTGATTCTGAAGGAGTGAGCCATCATGCTGTTGCACCGGACGTAGTAGCCCTCTTAGCCGTCCCTGAAGAGCAGAGCTTCTACTCTGTGAGTAACGTGAAGGAACTCAACAAGCTCGCTGATAAGGCGAAGCAGAAAGGCCTTGAGTTATCGAAGGCTATTGATGAAGTGAAGGGTTACGAGACGCGGATTGCACAAGCAAAGAACAAAGGCCAATTCATGCAAGCCGACAAGCTTGGAGTTCTTTTAGTTAAGGCTAAAGCAAATAGGGATGGCATTGCCGACGATCTTAAGACCATTGGGAAACGTCGTGTGGCTCTTCGGGCTGCACGTAGGGTTTCTAGGCACACGATTCCAGAGAACATGAAAGAGCGCCGCGAGTTGGTTGCTCACCTTGTTAATGATGGCGAATGGTTGCTTCTTGGTTCCATCACCGCAGCGCAGGACTTGAAGAACCGATTCGTAGTTCAGAGCGGGAAAGCCCAAAGTGGAGAGTCAATGATGCGTGACATCGTATTGAGTTCCGTTCCTGAAGAAGATGAATCAGAAGACGGGACAGTTCACCTCCAGAACAGGATGGGCTTTACTTCCGTATACAGGAATGAAGCATGGACTCACACTGATTTCACATCTCCCGCTTGGAGTCTCGCTGCAAATTCAACCAGAGAAAGCGCATCAAAACAATTTGCTGCTCGCTATTCATCGAACGTAGTTGAACGAGCCAATAGAAGGCTGGCAGAAAGAAGGAATGATCCACTTGCTCGCGCTGGAGACGAAGACAGGAAGATTGACACGAACAACACTTTCGTTAAAAAACAACTGGAGATGTTTGAGTTCTACGTTGAATCCATTGCTCTTGCCTATGACCGAAACACTTTGAGTGGGGAAACAAGGAAAAGGGTTTTTGATTTCCTGAAAACGCTAGCGGATGGAAAGATTGCCCAATCGAATGATGCTGCTGAGTCTGTCGATCTCATTGATCTTTATGCCTCGGTTGTTTCTGAGATTGAAGGACCGGAGGCTATGAAGCTGCTGATTGCTGGTATCGTGCCGCTGTCGGGACCTGCTCGCTTCTCAATGAAGGCTTTGCACCACCATGAGTCTAAGCTAAGAATGACGTTTATGAAGACCCATATTGCTCAGATGGAGGCCCGTAGGCTTCATGGATACCTTGAGCACGGCTTCGACCTGAAATCAGGACGCAACACCCACACAAACGAATTCAACAAAGCAAAGGCAAAACTAGAAGAAAAGGCAAAGCTCTTAGGATTGGATTCTTTGCAGCAGTCAATTCCTTATGTGATTGCTAGTCTAAAGGGTTTGACTAAAACTAGATCGGCTTCTCTTGCTGGCAATCTTTCGATGTGGGCTAGTGATTTCCAAACAGGATCGCGTGATCTTAAGCAGTTGTTTGATTCTCAAAATGAATTAGCAGCGGGACAAAAGTTTGGGAAGATACGCAAGTATTTCACAGCGGAGCATGTGGATGTCATTCGTGACTACGCAATGGTCAAAGAAGTGTATGAAACCATTCGCCCTATTTTGCGTGATGTTGGAACGAGCCCGTCTGGAACTGATAAGAACGCTCATGCTTTGGAATTGATCAATAAAGCTATCGCTGCGCTAGAGGAAAAGATTCCAGCGAACTTGCAACAAGCATCCAAAGACTACTCTGACACTTTAGGAACAACTTTCAAAGGCTTATCGGATGCTTCTGAGTTGACATTGATTATGATGAGTCATCCTGATGCCACTCCAGATGAAGGACAGGCTTACCAGAAGTGGTTGCATGGAGGATTAAGAGGTGACGCTACGTTCGTGACTACAGTTCCTCTTCGCTACGGACACGCGGCCAATCCTAAGTCTATTGGTAAAAGTTTTGAACCCCGCCAATACAAGGAAGACCCATTAGAAGAGGTTGGCATGATGAGTCTTTCGCTTTTGGGTGGTCCGGGAAAACAAGCTAGAACTCGTAAAGATAACGAAGATGCTCAAACTTACCGCCCAATCAATCTCAATGGGCTGTCTGGGACTATCGCTCTTTTGGATGATACTCTTTACCGCCTTAACGTAACTCCTACCTACTCTATTCTCAGGAAGATTGTAGGAAAGGAGGAAGTGAATCAGCGGAATCAGGGTGAGGTTGTTGGATCAAAGGTGATGGCTAAGCTTGGTGATTCTCCCGAAGGTGAAATAGCTAGGAAGTGGCGTGTGGCGCTTGGTGCAATCTCGGAAGAAATGGACATCAAGGTTGCTAACGACATGAAGTTTGGAGTGGCGAACACTGCTTTCTCTGAAACCCTCAATTACCTTTCATCGTTGATGATGGTTAGGTCGTTGTTTTCTTTCCAGCAGTTCTGGAACCAATCTGGTCCATCAGTATTGGGATACATTGTGAAAAAGTCTGTGACGGGGAATTACAAGGATGCTATTCAGATGGTTCGCCTACTATCTAAGATTATCGCTTCAAAAGCTGGAGGTGATTCTCAATTTAACGACGAAGCTAAGCAGTTTGTAGCGAATGTTGCTACTTGGGTAAACTTCCGTGGTGCTGATGGCATTGATAAGCTTGACCAACTTCGCAGGAAGCAAGTCAGGCATGGCGCTGGGCTTGGTAAAAAATGGTCAGGATATGCTCTTAATCAGATTACCAACCTTGGAGAAAAGTCTCTTGACTTTAGTATAGCTAAAGTTGAGCGGGCTTTATCTCGCTCTATTTTCATTACTGAATTGTTAGCTGAACTTCGATGGATGGAAAAGAACGGACAAATTGAAAAGGCTCCAAAGGACGAAATGGAATTGATTGGCAGGAAGGATTTTAAAAACATTCCCATGGAAGCTGTTCAATACGCTGAGGCGAAAGTGAGCGATCACATGGGGGTTGCTGACCAAGCCAAGAAAGCAATGCCTTTCCAAAATCTCACTAGGTCTCCTTCGTGGAATGCCTTGATCCGCACCATATCTAGGTTCTCTAATCACCAAGCCTCCACTTCAAGCGGTATGGCTGCTATGCTGCCGATGATCTGGAAGGCTGAGACAGGAGAGGATGGTAAGCTCACAATTGGTGGTCAGAGAGCGAGACAAGAAGCCATCGAGAACATTACGGGAACGGTAATCCAAAACAGCTTGTTCCACATTATGAAGCTCAAGGTGCTTGTTCCAATTGTTTTGTCGGTGATTTACGGAATGGGTGACGACGATGACGAGGAAGCTCAAGTTAGGGCTCAGGAGATGGCCGACAAATTAATGGCCCCGGACGAAGAGGGTAATCCAATAGTCAATGCGGCCAAAGCGGTGATTTTTGGAAAGCAGTCCCAATTTTTCAGGGACGAAAAAACACCCGAGGCTGCGGCGGCTTCGGCATATGCTTCGCTAGGATCGAGCATTGTGTCTGAAATAATCCCTATGGCTCACCCGCTAACTGCGGCATTTGGGTTTTATCCTGCGCATTTTGCGTTTAAGGCAGCGATTACGAACCAGTTGATTCAAGATGCTACAGCAAAAATGACTGGATTAGATTCAGCACAAAGCAGATGGGAAGATGATGCGGTTTACATTTACGAGCGAGAAGAAGGTGGGGTGCAGACTGCTATGGGCATGACTGCTCCTAGTTCTGTTGTTTACGACTTGGGTGCTGCGGCCGCATTATCAACAGAAGCTGCTTTCGCAGAAGAATCTAATGTCTTAGACATTATTGCTTACATGATAAGCGAAGTCGTTCCGGTTACTCGTGAACTTCGCGGAAGGTTGAAGCAGAAGGTTGAAGAGTCTGTCTGGGAACAGCGTTCAGAAGATAATCGTTAGCCTAGACTAAATCACCAAGTTGAAACATCTGGAATTGGAACGGAGAAAACCGAACCTTCTCCACCCACTACTAAGTCAATAACCTCGATGTTACTGCATAGTCCGTGGTCAATGTAGGTGTATTTCCACCTGCTCATGGAGTTGACGCAATTGTCGTAATCGTGATCAGGGCGTGTAGCCATCCATTGTTTGACTAAGTGAACGTCTTCTTTGTGGATTAGGCGAGGCAGGGTTATTGGGATGCTGGTTGCTTTCATAATTACCGATGGAACGAGGAACTTAAGTGCCAGCTTTTGCAAGTGTCGCAAAAATACTGCCTAAGCTTTCCTACATTGGCTGAGTTGCGAAGTCTGTGCTTGGCTCCAGCTTTTGCGTTAGACTCACTAGAGTAGCACACTTTATTGCATTCGTTGTCGAGACGGACTCCTGATCGCGTTTCAATCTCAACTCCTTCCATTTCAGCCAACATCCTAGCTTCTTCTATGCTGGTAGGTGGAGCCCCAGCGTCTTCTCCTAGTAATTCTAGGAGGCGCTTTTTGGATTCGGCTTTTTTTTTGCCGGGGCTTATTTTCATTGCAGGGCTTTTATGAGCTCTTCCAGACGTGTAATCCTGAGATTTAAGATCGCACAGGTTTTAAGAGGCAGGTTTCTAGCTTTCTGAGATAGCCATTTAATAGCATCTACGGCCTGTTCTAGGCGCTCTACGGAGTCTTTGGGTAGATTGTAGCTGAATTGAATTGAACTGGCTTTAGGGGCATCCTCAGCTTCAGCAACAGACTCCTCTAGGGACATTGCTGCTTTATCTGTTTCGACAACCTTAATATCATCAATCGAATGCCAGTATCCGGGTTTAATTGCAGTTTCTTGGGTCTCTCCTTGCGCTAGAGGCACGTTGTTTGCTTTTGGAGCATAGGGCTCCCACTCATCTGCGTCTAGGTTGCTATTTGTTGGTGGAGGCAAATGGATTCCATCGTCATCATGACTTTGAAAATCTGCTGCTTTTATGGTTTCGTTTACTGGTTGTGTTTCAAGAACCTCTTTAAACATTGCTGCTTCCTTTTTAGCTTTTTTATTGGCTAGGTAACGTTTGTTTGATTCGGCCTTGGTCATTGCTTTTTTTCTTGCTGGCATTGTTTTATTTTATTTGAATTATTGTTTGATTCCTTTGTGTTCGTCTCCTTCAAGTGTTGCCTTAAAGCCTATGTTTCCTGCTACATGAAATAGAATGATTCCTTCTGGTTTCATAAAGCCCGGTGCTGCTACACTTCCATTAGTTCTTAGTAGCTCTAGGCATTGTTCTGCTTTATATGTATCAAACAGTCCTTGATAGATAACTGGGACTAGATGGCAGCACTCTGGAAGGACTTCTTGCATTTTCACAATGCGTGGATCAGCAGTTGGTATTTGTTTAGGTTCTGTTCCATGGAGCACCCAACGCTGCGTATTAAATAGGCTGAAACGCTTTTCTTTCATCCCATATTTTCTTTGGATGCCTTGTCCCCACCATTCGCCAAAATGTTGACCAACTCCAAGATTGATAAGCTCATCTCTGTTTTGATTTACCCATGCGGCAAATTCAAAGTTGTCATCACTTGGCGTGATCCATCTATTTCGGCTTCCGGCGCGAATAGTTAAATCGCCAACAATAGCAATGATACCTTGGGAATCCCAAGATTCGGAACCTTTTTCATCAACAGTTGTTTTAGTAATCATAATGGAAGCATTTGTTCCATCAATTTTTTCACTTATGATTACTTCCCTTAAAAGGCGCGGCATTTTGGGAAACCCTTTGAATTCTAATTTCATATATATTTGTATGTGTTGAGATTTTGGTATTTAACTGAAATGTTTTTTAACTTGTTACCTTAGACTACTGGCAGGATTCGCACACTTCACCATCAGTGCAAGTGCGTTCTGGAAGCGGATCATTAAAGTCGTCGTCAGGTAAGTCTTTAACAAATGCGCCATCTACAATCTTGCCAGTGCGTTCTTTGATTTCATTGTATGCGCTGAGAAGGCAGTCTTCAAACTTTACTCCAGCCAATTCAGAAAGTAGAATTAGAACAACTGTGCAGTCACCGACCGCATCTACAAGTTCATCATGGTTAGGAATGGCAATCGCGACATTGAGTTCTTCGACTTCTTCGAGCAGCTTAACAAATTGAGTTTGTGTAGTTGCTTTTGCATTTGTTCCGATAATGTTGCGTTCTTCACCCCATGTGCGGATGGCTTCGATTAGTTCTTGTGTTGTCATTTTTGTTTATTGTTTAGAGTTGGATTTCGTCAGAAAAAATATTGAGGTCTTCTGCGTTGCGTTGGATTTCAGATGCAATTCCGAGAAGGCGTTCTACAAATTGTGAATTAGTTAATTGGTTTTTATCTTTATCAGTGGCAGGATAAGCAGGAGACGTGATTCGGATTTTATCTGTTTTTATTCCAATTCGAGTAACTGCTTCGGCAAGAATAGTTAATAAGTGGTCGATTTCACGAAACGCTTTTTCTGCTGGTGATTGGGATTCTGTTACACATTCTCCTTTGTATTGTTGTGTGTTCATTTTTGTTTTTGTTGTTGTTTGGTTAATTTGGTTGAATTTAAAACTTGTGTGTGATGGCGCTAGCTGGTCAGGCCAATTGTCTGAGTTGAACATCTCCCTTGCTGCCCATGAGTAAACTGATTCGATTCCGTTCCATTCTTTCATAATTGCTGGTTGGTTTCTATTCTGTTTTTGAGATAAGCGCGTGATCCTATAATCGGCCTTAGCATAGCTCGGCAGTTGCGGATTTCCTGTGCGGTAAGTTCCCCCATTCGGAGACGTAACTCGCTGTCTGACATGTGCAGCCACTCCCAGCAACGGGAATGCACCGCTTCCATCTCATCCACTTCCACGGAGGAGAGCTTGAGCTTGATGTATTTCTTCCCGATTTTGCCGTAGAGGGGTCCTTCGTATTTCATGGCTTGATTTTATTTATGAACCGAAGGGCTCGTTCTCCAGCTTGATGAGCTTTGTTCCAAGTTCTGAACTTCTTTTTGAAGCGGCGATCCCCAAAGTCTCCTTTGCTGGCGAAGTAGCGGAACGAAACGGTAAACCCGTCATTTTGACCTACGTAATCAGCACCGGGGGAAACAAAGGGGCAAACTGTATTGTCCCACTCAAGATACCCGCCATAAGGCAATATCCATGTCCATTTATGTCTCAGGATTCTCATTAGTCAGGGCTAAATTGTTTCAGGATTATAAGAGGATAGAAGCATGGGAAAGGCCACCTAGCTACCAACCCCACTGCGTCTGCATAGGTGAAGACTTTACTGTTACGTCCTTTCCAGAGGAGGCCTTGTTCTTGAGCCCACAGGGGGTTTTCATGGACTTTGCGGTGACATTGGCTATGGAGCAACACGGTGAAGCAGAACGCTGTTTTACGTCGTCCGGCCGGATGGTGTCTTTCCATTGTGGAGGACTGGGCTTTAACCCCGCAGACGGCACAAATGGCTTCAGTTGGTAGCAACGCACCACTTGCCCTGTAATCGGATTCAAGTTTGGCTCTCCTACAAGCGGCATCACTCTTGTTCTTTGTAGGTGTCGAAGCGGGCTTGTTCGGTTTCTTCTTCACTTGGGCTGAAGAGTTTAGCAAATCCCCCAATGCCTTGTTCCACGAGGGCTTTTTGTGCTGCTTGCTCTGCTTCAATGTTGAGAAATTCTTCGAGAGCTTTTTGGGAGTATTCATGTATGATAGAAAGTTCTAAGAATTCTTTTCCACGGTTTGGTGTTGCCATCGCTATACGAGCTATTACTAGCCCCATTGCTTGTTGGATAGTTTTATAATCAGGCTCTTCATGAAACAAAGGCCCTAAAGCGTATGTCATGGATTCGACTAGGTTGTGTGTTTTACTTAACATATTTTTGATTAAATTCGTTTTCTAGTTTTTTTGCAGTTGTTAAAGCGCATACATAATTGTCTGAGTCTTTTATTCCTACAAGCTTTTTAAGCTCAAGAGATAAACAACTTAAACAAATATTGCTACCGCGAGCGTTATTGCCACATTTCTTTTCACAATAACCCCATGTTGAAATTCCTTCGTATGCTTGATAATGAATTTCACTAATTAAAGCTTTTAACTTTTGATGCTTTTCTTTTTTAGTCATTGTTATTTTTGCTTTCTGGGGGGCATTGGTATCCACATTTTTTACACCAGTTCATTTCTGTGTGATACGGAGCAAGATGATCCATCTTATGATACCATTTACCACAAAGGCAAATAGCAATTTCTGAACCAGTCCATTTTTCATTTACTTCTAACCATGCTTTTGTATCAGCGGGAATCCTTCCTACAGGTCGCTTAATATTATTCTTTGGTTTCATTTTAATTGATAATGAAATTGGTTATGCTTTTAATTGTCGTAGTAGTCGCGCTGCGGTGGGTCTTGGATAATCATCTCGTATACTTCGTCACGCTCATCGTCGGTTAGCTCAATTCTATCGCCGTCAACGTGTGCTCCAATGATTTCGACGTTAGCGTGTTCCTCCGGCTGCAAGTGGGTTGCAGGTGTGCCAGAGAAATAGTGAACCTTGACTTCAATCTCAACCTCGCGGATTATTGTAACTGTCGTTCTCATAGATTGGTTTCTATAGTAAATTGTGGAACGTTTTTTGGGATGCGTTACCTTTCCCCTTTGCCCCTGCTCGTCGGGTCATCCCAATCTGCGAGGAAATTGTTTATTGGGCAAACTCATCCATCCAGAATGTTGTAGGCTTTACAGTTTGAGTTATTCCTACGCACATAAGGATTTCAAATGCGTCTCCTTTGTGCTGTTCTGATAGGCGCAGCGACTCTTTATGAGCTGATGCTATGGTGTTGTGTTTTACTGTTGCTTTTTGTCCGTCTGTTTTTTGCACGTAGTAGTATGGTTTCATATAGTTTTGTTTTTTATTTCCAAGGACATTCAGAATACATTGGCATTGGACCAGATGGTTTTGATGTGAACCTTTTTGTTTCTTTGTGAAACCAAAAATTAGTCAATGGTGTTTCTCCTGTAGTTCTTTGCTTTCTTACAATTAATTTTCCGCATGGAGTAGACTCAAAGAATCTTTCAATATCAGAACTGTCAAAGTCACTGTCAGTCATTTCAGCCATGCGTTCACTTTTTGCCATGTCGCGCCATACTGTGATAATGTTATGTGGCATATCGCCCCACTCTGATGCTCCTCGAATTTCTGCCATTCCGGGTGGTTTGGATGTGTTTTCGGGAGGCTTGCGTGGATGAGCTACAATCATTAAATGAACTGGATACTTGGAAACAAATACACGCAGTCCGTCAATTGCTTCTGCTTGAGCTGTATTATCACCACGGTCAATGTTCATTGTCATTACGTTGTCGATTACAAATGTATCGACTCCATAACGTTTATGAGCATGGATGAATGTTGATATTAGGTGTTTTGGGTCAGCTCTCTCCATACTTTTATACATGAACACTAAATTGCTCAGGTGATCATAAGCCAACTCAAAGTCATCCGTATATGGAAGATTGGGATAAGCTGTGAACTGTGTAAGTATTTGAGAGAAGGTAAGCTCAGGTGGTTGCTCGAATGAAGCAACGCATACTTGCTTTCCTTTCGCCGCAAGTGATGCAACTTGATTAGCCACAGCAACAGATTTACCATGGAAAGAAAAACCAAACCACAAAGTAATCTCATGCTTTCTGAATGATAGGTCAAAATTAGGCAAGAAGAATGGATCGCCATCAACAAGATGGTCTCCCTTCATGTAAGAGCGAACACCTTCTCGCATTGATGTTGGATCAACAATTTCAGCAATTGGTTCTGGCGCAGTGTTTTCAATCACTGTAGCAATTTCTTTACCTCTGCCAGCACGGAGCATATCATTTGCATCCTTGAGTGGTAGTGTAACAATAAGGCATCGTTCTTGACCGAGCCTTGCTGCTGCATCTTTTGCTGCTTTCTTACCTGCTTGATCGTTATCAAACAACAATACAATCTCATCGTAATGAGAAAGAAATTGATAGTCTTCTGTGATCCATTGTGTATTAGAACAACCCATTGGTATGCTTACCGCTGGAATGCCCATTTCCCAACAAGCCATTGCATCCCATTCGCCTTCAGTAATTACTAGTTTCTGAATGCCGGTATCTGGATCGCAAACATCTTTTCCAAATAAAGACATGATAGGATCGGAGCTTGTCCATGTATCTTTTTTGCCATCTGGTTTCAACGTAAGCCCCCAATGCTTAATCATGCCAAGCCTTCCATAAGCGTCATAATATGGAAATGAGATTTTCCCTTGAGCATCTGTGCCTACTCCATACTTAAGCAATGTTTCTTCACTGATCCCGCGATTCTTTGCATATTCAATACAAGATGGGGACAAGGTGCGTATATCCTTAGCTAATTTTTCTGGGTCTTTTGATTTACTTACAGTTCCAAAGGATTGAATTGGTTTGATGTTAAGGAAGTTAGCAAGCCACTGAAGTCCTTCCTTGAAAGACATTGACTTGTTGAGTGATACAAGTCTCCATGCTTTTCCTTTTTCCCCTGTAGCGAAATCAATGAAGTAACCAGCATTATTAGCTCGTGTGCTAATAAGCATTGAGTCACCTTTTTCACCGTTTATATTACCAATTCGATACCCTTGGCTTTCTCGTTTTGCATTAGGGTAAATGGTAAGAACAAATTCATCTATCCTGCTAGCTAATGCGCTTTTGATTTCTTCTAAGTCGTAGAAGCGACCTTCTTGTTCATTCATGTGTTGAGTTGTTGATTTGTTGAATTTTCTCGCCTACAATAACCATTGAATCAGCGAGCGTAGGATTGCCTGTTATTGATGAATGTGTGGCAATTACATTCATTATGATGTTTACTCCATAGCTTTCAGCTATAGCCATAGAAACAATAAAATCTCTTACGCTTTTATTTAAGCTTTCTACAATTTCATGGTCTGGCTTATTGATTATTTTTTCTATCCGAGTCCTAATTTTTGGACTCATTACTAAAGCTATAGCAATTTCATTTTGTATAGCTTGAGTAAATTGCGTCATTCCAAACATCATTTCCTCAAAGCTTTCATTTTCATTAGCTTCTTGAATGTATTCTGACATTTGAAATTAAGCTTTGCTTTTTTTGATTTCTACAGGTTCTCCGTTATTTGCTCTTGCTGTCCAGTTTTTTAAGTCGATTACAACTTTACCTTGCGGGATAGATGATGCGGTTCCGCTAATGCGTCTCCAACCATCATCAAAAACAAGATAGGTTACTTTGTTTGATTTGTGCGCTAGAATAAGGTTTTCTGCTTGTTGCTTGCTTCGGATGTTTTTAATCACCTGATCGTCTCCCATAGTCTTGACGATGCAGGCTAGGTGGCGAATTGGTTTTGGTCCAAGCTTGAACACTTCTGCCTTGTGAAGAATTAGATGCTTTGATTCATCTGGAATCTTTTGATGGAACGCTTCTTTGTGGGATGAGAATGACAGCTTGTAACGCTTTTTCTTGAATGCACGATAGACGCTAACGGTTGTCCAGATGGTATTCAAGGATTTGTCTGTGGTTTCTGCTACTTGTCCTACTTCGAAGTTTTCTCCATGCAGATTTTCAAGCTCATCAATGATTGATCCAAGCATCCATGAGGTCTTGTCTTCCATTTTAGGAGCTAGGTCGCGTAGCTTCAGGACGTTTGCAACTACTTCGTATGACTCAATAAGTGAAGGAGGTGAGCTTTTGTTAATCGTGCAAATTCCATCTTCGGTAATAATGAAGCTTCCAGTTTTGGTTTCGGACATGGCTTGCATCAAAGAAATTGCAGCGTGTTCAACAATGTCGTCTTCTTCGCTTACAGGGAGCGGTTCTAGGCTTTCTTGCTCTTCTTTGGGGCTTTCTACCACGGACTCTTCTTGAGCTTCCTCAGAGGGCTTTTCTGGCTCAAGAGAAATGTTATCTACCATTTGGCCGATTCTT